AAATTCAAGACTTAAAAGCCGAAGTAGCGGCGCTTAAAGGAGCATAACCTATGTTTAACTGGACTGTATCAGCAATGGACTACACCGTGTCACAAGACGGACACACCAACGTAGTCAACACCGTACACTGGCGCTGTTCAAAGGAAGACGGAGACAACTCTGGATCATCCTACGGCACAGCAGGGCTTGAGGCTCCTAGTGGTACGTTTGTCGAGTGGGCTGACATCACCGAAGATATGGCTGTGGGCTGGGCTAAGGCCGCAATGGGTGACGAGCAGGTTGCCGCTGTTGAGGCTAGCATCGACGCACAGATTGCAGAGCAAGCTAATCCTACGTCCGGCACTGGCGTGTCTTGGTAAGATAATGGATGGATCCTCTATCACTTATTGCTATGGCGTCTACAACCTTCAAAGGCATACAGACGCTAGTAAACAGAGGTGCTGAGATTGAACACGTTGCTCAGAAGCTGGGGCAGTGGTACAGCTTTGCGTCTGACATCAGACAAGCAGAAAAAGAAGCTGAGAGTCCCGGCGTCTTCAAGAAGTTATTCGACGGAGAAACCGTAGAGCAACAAGCACTCAACAGTGTTATAGCTAAGAAGAAACTAGAGGAACAAGAGAAACAGATAAGGGAACTCATTGTGTGGTCATACGGCGTTGAGACTTACCAAGAGATGATAATGCTCAGACGTAAGATCAAGGCACAACGAGAAGAAGTTATCTATAAACAGAGAAAGAGACAACGGATGCTACTAGACACTTTCTTAGTATCCATAGCCGCTATCGTAACGTCAGGCATCATATACGGTACGATGGTAATTATCAAGGGTGCATGAGGATGGCAGATCAAGGGATGAAAGAGGTAATGGATACGGTTTCTGTAGCAACAGGTGTTGGTGCTTTGGCTGGCGTACTGCCTTCCTTGGCTGCGTTGTTTACACTCGTGTGGACAGGTATACGTATCTGGGAAACAGACACGGTGCAAAGCTGGCGTAACAGGAGTAAGTCGTAGGTGTGGCAAGCGTTAATTAGTCCTCTTGCTGGACTCGCTAAGACTTGGTTGACTAACCGTCACGAGCAGTCACAAGCAAAACATGCAGCCACAATGCAGGTTATACAGAACACTGCTACGTGGGAACAACACATGGCACAGGCTAGTGCATCCTCGTGGAAAGACGAGTGGTTCACAGTAGTCCTAAGTGCGCCTGTAATAGCAATTATGTGGGGCGTAGGTATGAACGATCTTGATATTATTGGTCGCGTAGGCGTTGCCTTTGCAGAGCTAGATAGACTACCTGAGTGGTATCAATATCTTTTGTACGTTGCAGTCACAGCCAGCTTTGGCATACGTGGTGCTGACAAGCTGATGCAGCTAAAGGGTAAGTAAGCTATGGCTATTAGTTCAAATAGAGGACTTTTTAGCGGTTTAACAGATAAGGAGGTTCTTAATGACTCCATTATCGCGGAAACGCCGTCAGCCGATAATTCTACGCTAGGCGCTGACGATCCTAACATTAACCTAACGGACACAGAAAGCGGAGATAAGGGCTGTCCTGAAGGTTACATTTATAATGAAAAAGGTGAGTGCATTGCGTACGACGGACCAATGGGCGACCCTCGTAAGCAAAAGACAATTGGAGAGGACGGTCACTTTTACAATGAGGCTGGCGTTCGTGTTTACTACTGGGCACCTCCGTTCGAGACAGGCGAAGAAGGCGGTGAAAACTACCAAGGGTCTACTACTGCAGGAATCGGGGAAAACCCCGGAGGTTACTACACTGAAGAGGAGATTAAAAAGTACTGGGACAGTGGCTCTATGTCCACGTTCCAGAGTCAGAATGATCTAGATTGGGATACCTATTGGGAATACATTAGCGAACGGCAGAGTTACATTGAGTCTGGAGAGTTAGTAGATCCTACGAACTTTATGACCGCTGCAATAAACAGCAACAGGAATCCGTGTACAGGGCTAACTGGACGCGATGAAGAAATTTGTAGGGCACGTACGGACGTAGCAATACAGCAAGATTCTCTGGCGAGTATGGAAAAGTGGCTGGCTAGCGATATTAATGCACAGCTTATGGAAAAGTACGGCATTGTTGGATCGTACACTAACGGCGACGGAGACAAGTACCTCTGGAACGGCTCAACGTACGTCCGTACTTACGAAGCCCCCGGCGTAGATTGGGGAGCTATTGTCGCGGGTGTAATGGTTGGCGGTTTTACTGGTGGTGCAGTGGGTCCCGGTATTGCTGGTGCTTTAGGTGGCGGTGCTGGTGCTGGTGCGGCTGCAGGGGCTATATCCTCTATGTTGGGTCAGGCAATCCTCACTGGTGAAATAGACCCATCTAAAGTTCTTCAGTCAGCACTTTTAGGAGGCGTTGGTGGTTTTTTTGACGACCTAATAGCGGCTGATCCCGGCACTTACGGCGGGTGGATAGTAAACGGAGAAGTGGTAGGCACTGCGGGTACTTGGGCTATTGAAAAGGGCCAGATGCTCGCAGATATTCTTGGGATATCTCAGGACAGCGCCCTTTCTATTATAGAAGGAATACTAACCGGAGTAATAAAAGGAGAAGATCTAGAGGGTATTGTGCTCAACGCTGTAGGATCTTGGGGAACAGAAAAGATACAATCCTACATCACTGACCTACTAGGTGAGTCTGGTATTGACGTTAGTAACTTTTTCAGAGAAGGAGAAACTAACATATCCACCGATTCCATCAACGGTCTTGTTGGGGTCGGTATACAGGCGTTGATAGACGGTGGAATGAGTACTACTGATGCTGTTAAAGCACTTTACGACTACTTCAACGACGGTGGCTCTTTAGACTTCTTGTGGCCTGCTCTTGAGGGCTTAGATTGGGCATCACTAACCGCAATAGGTGGAGTTTTAGGTGATCCCTGTTCAGAAGACAGCCCAATCAGCTTTTTGTGTAACTTAGATTTACCTGATGGCTGTCCTGAGTGGTTACAAAATGAAGATGGTGAGTGCCCTAGTGCAGACATTTCACTACCTGAGTGCGCCGAAGGTTTAGAGTGGGACGAGGCGCTAAAACAGTGTATTCCTATACCAAACCCGTGTGGAGAAGGTCTAATATGGGACGCCGATCTAGGGGAGTGCGTACCTGAAATACCTGAAGTCTGTCCCGAAGGATTCATAGACAACGGAGACGGCAAAGGGTGTGTTAAGATCCCCGATGTTCAGTGTCCCGAAGGTTGGGACGTTGATGAAGACGGCGTTTGCATAGAGCCTCCTCAAGTTTGTGATGATGGCTATTCTTGGAATCCTGCACTAGAGAAATGCGTACCTGATATTCCTGAAGTTAAGTGTCCCGAAGGTTGGGACGTTGATGAAGACGGGGTTTGCATAGAACCTCCCGTAGTCTGTGGCGAGGGCTACGAATGGGATCAAGATTTAGGAGAATGCGTCACGATTGAGGTAGACATCACCTGCCCTGAGGGATTTCAACGTGACGATCTATCTGGTGAATGTGTTGAAATTGAAATTCAGTGTCCCGAAGGTTGGGATATAGACGAAGACGGGGTTTGCATAGAACCTCCCACAGTTTGTGGCGAAGGGTACTCTTGGGATCCAGATTTACGAAAGTGTCTCCCAGATCAGGAGCCTTGTCCTGAAGGCACAGAGCGTAATGTTTTTGGTCAATGTGTAAAGCCCGATTGTCCGTCTGGCTACGAGCGTGATGAAAACGGTGAATGTGTCAAGACAGAAGATATTGACAGCCCAAGTACTGACATAGACTTGCCTCCCGTATCTAGTAAAAAAACAGCAGTCAAGGGCTTTACCGCAGAAGCGCCAAAAATTTCTATGGGTATACAAAGCGATCCTACGCTTTTAGCTGGTCGCTCTTTTCCAATTACAGATTACTTAGCAGGACTCTTTACTGGCACTGGAGGCGGTAGAGCATGACATATTTAAACTTAGTAAACAACGTCCTCAGACGTTTACGTGAAGAAGAAGTGTCCAGCGTTACTGCCAACACGTACAGCAAGATGGTAGGTGACTTTGTAAACGACGCTAAGAAGATGGTAGAGGATGCTTGGGATTGGTCAGCACTCAGGACTACCCTGACGGTTACTACGTCTGCTGGTATTTTTAACTACGTGCTAACTGGATCACAGAACAAGATCAAGGTGCTCGACGTAATCAACGATACCTCAAACATCTTTATGCAGTACCAGACTCAGCACTGGTTTAACAATAAGTACTTGAATCAAGACCCCGTGTCAGGCTCACCTGAGTACTACACGTACAACGGTGTTGACTCCAGTGGTGACACTCAGGTAGACATCTATCCTAAGCCTGACGGTGTGTACAGCCTGAGATTCAACTGTACGCTCAGGAACCCTGAGTTAAGCTCTGACACAGATGTGTTGTTGATTCCTAGTCAACCTGTGATTCACTTAGCAGTAGCATTACTAGCGCGTGAGCGTGGCGAGACAGGCGGTACATCAGCACCTGAGTACTTTGGTATTGCTGATAAGTTTTTGTCTGATGCGATTGCTATGGACGCTCAGAAGCACCCTGAAGAAACCATCTGGTACACTCCGTAGGAGCCTGACGTATGGCACAGCCGCTACAAAGTATTAACCTAGTTGCTCCAGCGTTCAAAGGTGTCAACACAGAAGACTCGCCTATCGCGCAGGATCCTTCTTACGCTGACGTTGCTGACAACGCAGTGATTGACAAGCGTGGACGTATTGCTGCACGTAAGGGTATCGACGTAATCACTACTGACAAGACAGAGTTAGGTTCAGACTACGTACACAAGATCCACTACTTCTACGATGACGCAGGTAACGAGGTAGTGTTCAGCGCAGGTAACAACAAGATAATGACAGGGACAACTACCCTGACTGATGTTACTCCTGCAGCTTACACTATTACAACTAACAACTGGAAGATTGTAAACTTTAACGACAAGGCGTACTTCTTCCAACGTGGGTACGATCCTCTGGTGTACGACAACGCTACAGGACTACGCACGTTTACTGTTGCTAACGGTGGGGCTACTGCAGCAACCCTCAAGTGTCACGAGGCTCTGGCAGCTTACGGACGACTGTGGGTAGTAGACAACGCAACAGACACACAAACGATTTACTGGTCTGATCTTTTGATAGGTTCAGACTTCACTGGTGGTTCCAGTGGTTCTATAGATGTATCTAAGGCTTGGCCTGATGGGTACGACGAAGTTAGAGCGTTGGCAGCACACAACAACACTCTGATTATCTTTGGTAAGCACAGCATACTTGTGTACGGAGGAGCCTCTAGTCCAGCTAATATGGCTCTGGTTGACACGGTAGCTGGCGTTGGGTGCATCTGTAGAAACTCTGTCCAGCACATCGGCACAGATGTTTTGTTTATGTCTAACACAGGACTCAGGAGTTTAGGACGTACTATCCAAGAGAAGTCACTGCCTATATCTGACCTGAGTCTAAACGTAAAGACTGAGATTATTAGTTTGATTAACAACAGGACGTTACCTACGGCATCTGTGTACAGCCCTGAGAACTCTTTTTACGTTATCACGTTCCCAGATCAACTTACGGCGTACTGCTTTGATCTAAAGGGTAGGCTAGAGAACGGTGCGTACAGGGTTACTAGGTGGACTTCTATTCCACACAAGTCGTTTGAAGTTAAAACTGACGGTACGTTGTACATAGGAACAACTGACGGAATAGGGACGTACTCAGGTTACGTAGACAACACAACAGCGTACCGCTTTAGGTACTACAGTCCGGGTCTGACGTTTGGTGATCCTGCTAAAACAAAGTTGCTCAAGAAACTCAGGCCGACTCTGGTTGGTGCTACAGGCGCAACAGTGTTTATGAAGTGGGCTTACGATCTGGCTACGGACTTTAAAACCTACGAGTTTACTGTAGGCAACCAAGTACCTGCGTACTACGGTGTTGACGAGTTTGCTATCGGTGAGTTTACTGGTGGTGAACTTACGACTAGAAACTCTGTTCAAGCAACAGGTAACGGAAGTATTATTACGATAGGACTAGAAGCTGACATTGATGGGTCTGCTTTATCCCTCCAAGAAATTAACGTATTAGCACTAATGGGTAAAACAGTATGAGTAACTATACAAAGACAACAAACTTTACTGCTAAGGACAGTTTACCTTCTGGGGATAGCGGTAAAGTTATTCGTGGTAGCGAGTTTGACACTGAGTTCAACGCTATATCTACAGCGATTGCAACCAAGGCAAACACAGCTTCTCCTACGTTCACAGGCACTGTAACGATCCCCGCGTTGACGTTTACGGGTACTCTGTCTACAGGCACGATTGACGGAGGGACTTACTGATGGCTATTGGAAATCTTTTTGGCGGCTTCATTAGCGATATTGCTAGTGGTTTGTACGAAGAGTTACCAACAGAAGTAACTCAGGCTTTTGGTCCTGTTCCAACAGCAACAGCACCTGATGTTACGTTCCAACCTTTTACGGTTACATCTGGGCTTGGTACGACAACCGCAGGACCGTCAGGAACACAGTATCAACTCAGTCCACAACAACGTGCTATACAAGATGCCTTGATGCGTGAAGCACAGTACCGCATTGGTGGCGCACCTCCGGGCGCTTTTGAATCAATGTTTATTGGTACAGATGTAATGGACTTAGGCCAGCAAATGATGGGTCAAGCACCTTTTGGGCTAGCTCAACAGCAACAAGCAGCACAACAAGCGTTTGGACTAGGTGGTCAGTTCATGGGTGCTGCAGGGATGCAGCCAGCAGACATTAACTTGTTGCGTGGGCAGTTTGCAGGACAAGTTGGTGGTATGCTAGGGCAACAACCTAGTCCCGGCATAGGTCAGTTTGGACAACAAGCGTTGGGCATGGGCGCTGCTGGGTTAGGAGCACAGGCTCCTGCTGATATAGAAGCCCTTAGAGGGCAATACGGTGCTCTAGCTAGTCAAGCGGCTATGGACGTTCTTTCGCCTACGGCTGCTCGTGAGGCTTCAGTATTTGAGCGTATCAGGGCTACACAGCGTCCTGAAGAAGAGCGACAGCGGTTAGCCTTGGAAGAGCGTTTGGCTCAACAGGGACGCTTAGGTGTGCGTACAGCGATGTTTGGAGGTACACCAGAACAGCTTGCAATGTCTAAGGCACAAGAAGAGGCACAAGACAGAGCATCACTGATGGCAATGCAGCAAGCGCAAGCAGAACGTCAGCAAGCCTTAGGCACAGCACAGACTTTAGGTGGTATGTTTGGTCAGCAAGCAGGACTCTCTAGCCAGCTTCAGTCAGCAGCACAACAGAGGGCTGCACAGTTGTCACAACTTGGACTCAGCGCACAGCAGATTGAATCTCAGTTGCAGTCTGAAGGTCTTGGCAGGGCAGCTACATCAGCACAACAGGCTGCTCAGTTGGCTCAGGTTGCTGGTGGACTGCAGGCACAACAGGCTGGCTTGGGTCAGCAGTACGCTACTCTTGGTTCAGGTTTAGCGGCCCAGAGACAAGCACTCGACGCTGCTAGACAACAGCAAATGCTACAGGCACTGACCACAGGACAAGGGCTTATTTCTGGTGGACAAGGGCTGCAAGCTGCTGAACAACAGTTAGGAATACAAGCGTTGCAAGCAGGGTACGCACCTCAGGCAGCGCTTCTGTCAGCGTTGTCACCAGCGTTGAACGTAGCGTCCATGACAGACGTAGCGCGTAGACAGCAAGGTGAGTTTGGCTTAGAAACTCAGATGGCTAACATCAACGCAGAACTCGCTAGACGCGCAGGACTCGCCAGCTTGTACGGCAGTATGTTTGCCGGTTCTATGGGTCTAGGTGGTCAGCTTCTGGGTGGAGTTACTGACATAATTACTGATTTAATACCTTAACAGAGGGTAACAACAATGGCTATAAACGCAAACGTCTTAGCTACGGCAGGAGCCAACATAGGACAACAAATAGGAAAAGCTACGGAAGGCTTTGGTCAAACCCTTGGTGGAATGTTGACTGACGTTGGCAAAGGTTTTTCTGAGCGTAGGTCTTCCAGAGAAGCACAACAGCTTTTACAGCAGTACGCCAACGACCCTGCTCAGTTAAACGCTCTGGGTCAAAAGTACGCTATGGAAGGTAACGATGCTTTGTCTAAGGTGTTTTTTAACGCTGCACAACAGGCTACTGCTAAAGAAACTGCAGGGCAACAGAGAGGCGCACAAGGCGGTCTGATGGCGATTACTCAAGCAGCAGCCCGTGGTGTTCCTCTGGCAGATTTGCAAGAAGGCGTTAGGTCTGTTTTAGCGCAAGGCGGTACTCAGGAACAAATTATGCAGGCGTACAAAGCTGGCGTTGATATGAAAGCAGGAACGCAAGGAAAGCCAGTAAATGTTCCTGCTGGTGGTGCATTAGTAAGCCCCACAGGAGAGGTTCTGTACGAACGTCCGTTTAAGCCTGAAGCTCCTGCTGCTTCGCAAGGAATAAAAACAGTAGAACGTAAGGACGGATCAGTATCTATCCTAGACGCTGACGATGGATCTTTGATTAGCACGTTGCCTCCTCCCGGAAAAGGTGAAGGAGATCAAGAAGCATCCCTTAATTTGATTGCTCAAACTACCAGTTTTATTAAAGACGTTGATAAGTTGATGGATCCCGGCTTTACGGAGACAGGGTTTATCGGTGGCGTGACTGCGGCAGTTCCCGGAACTCCTGCGTATGATAGAGAGAAAGAACTGCTGTCTATAAGAGCTAGACTTGGCTTTGACCAGATCAACGAGATGAAAAAGCTGGCTAAAGAATCAGGAGCGTCAGGAACTGGATTGGGCCAAATCTCTAACATCGAATTTATGTCACTACAGTCTACTATTGATGCTATCTATACAGGTATGTCAAGAGAGAAACAAATTGAGGCCCTTCAGAACATCAAAAAACACTTGTTGAACGTACAGCAGTTAGCTTCTGGTGTTGCTCCTGCTGATGCTATTGATTGGTCAGCGCCTGAGTACAAAGAAATAGGATACCATCAGGACCCTGAAACTGGTACAGTATTCTTTGCGCCTAACGGAAGAAACGGCACAAGATACAAGCTGGTCAACGGTAAGTTTGTTAAACTAGGAGCTTAACGTAATGTCTCTTGCAGAAGATATGGAAGCCTTTGACAGAGCCTTTGGTGAACCCGCACAAGGCGAACCTTTGGTGTCTGACGAAAAAAAGAAAGAAATGCTTATAGACGATGAGTCAGCGTTTGAAAGAGCGTTTGAATCTGACGCAGTAGACGTACATAACTCTGGTGTTGAAACAGAAGAACTCTCTCTGTGGAACAGGTTTTTCTCTGAGCCTTACAAGAGAGGTATTGAGCGTCAAGCACAAACTTTTCAGAGATTAGGCCAAAGTCAACAAGCAGGGACTATGGCAGGTATTACTGCGGCTATGAGTGACCCTGCGGTACTTGAACAGCAGTACAGGCAGTCTACTAATCTACCTTCTGTTCTACTCCAGACAATAACTACGCCTCTCAGGATGATCTTTGACTCTGGATCAGAGATGGTAATGTTTGGCGCTGAGAAAGGTGTAGGGATGCTGCCTGAGGGACTAAAGGAAGGCGCTGCAGAGCAGTTTCAGGCACTGATGCAAACCAAAGGCGGTCAGTTGGCGTGGGCTGCTGCTGGAGAAGGTATGGAAGCGTGGGAGCAGTTTAAAGAAGCCTACCCCAACGAAGCTGCTAATCTCGTTGCTGTAATGGACTTAGGTTTTACTAGAGGTACTGGACCGCTGGTAAAACAACCTACGAAGTTTATGAAGCTAGAACGTGTAGGTATGCGTAACGAAGTTAAACCTCTGGCTGGCGGTGACGCAGACGTATACAAGGTTTTGTTTGAGGGCAAAAAGAAAACACCTGAACAAGTGAGACTGACAGAAGATCCTAAAGGAATACTAGGGATTCAGGAACAGCTTGCATCTGCAGATCAACTAGAGCTTATAGACATGGCTAAATCTGCGGGTGTATCTGGCAACAAAACTCTACAGCAAAACCACAACGCTTTTCAAGGGTACTACGATAAGCTAGAAGACAGCCTGATGAAAATGCTGGCTAAAAACGAAAAGAAAATTAATTGGGCGCAACTTGACGATAATTTACGTGCTAACTTAAAAGCGCAGTTTGACGAAATGCAGCAAGGACCAAACAGCAAACTAATGTCTAATGACACGGCTAGGAAAGAAGTAGCTCAATTGTATCGAATGGCTTTGTCTATAATAGATGAACAAGGAGGAACGCTGCAAGGGTTTAGAGTGTCCAGAAGTATGTACGACAAAATGGCAGAAAGGATGGGCTACGATGTATCTGGAGACTCACTAACGACTAAAAACTTAGCTGCTATGGCTGTGCGTAAAGCAGTAAACCAAACTGTATTTGATGTAGTTCCTGAGACAGAAACCATATTTAATAAAATGTCTAAGATTATACCTACGCTGGGTGATCTAAACGCTAAAGCAGCAACAGAAGCAAAAACCAGATTTGGTAGATTCATTGCAGAGCTTGGTTTAAATGAATACGCAGGTAACAGTGCGTTATCCAAAGTACACAACGCTATCTGGGTTTTAGGCGGGACTGCTGTTGTTGGCCCGTATGCTTATATTAAGAATAAACTCAGGAGTCCCGGACCTGCAAATGTAAGAGCTAAAGTTGCTTACGTAAAGCGTGATATGTTTGATGAAATTAAAAAAGCAATCAAGGCTACTCAAGACCCAGTGAAGCGTAGTATGCTACAGCGGGACAGCAAAGAAATTTACACTTATCTAAATGCTGTGTTTAAGCAAGTTGAATCGGAGCTAGAGCAGGAAGAAAACGAATGAAGTGGATGGAGAGGTTTTTAAACAACTACGCCAAATCATTTGAAGCAGAGTCAGAAGCGTATCAATCTGGATTTAGCGCACTTGCAAAATCTTACGAGGAACTATCTGAAGCTGAACTGCGTCCTGTACGCTCTGCTATAGGAGCCAGCCCAGAGGAGTTTGTAAAAGAAGACGTTTTTATACCTAGGGCAAGCGTTCTTGGCATGAACATGAGTAATCCACAAGAAGAGATGCCAAACCAGCGCATACCCAAAGAGCTAATTAACACACTAGGCGACACTTTTCTCGCTCCTTCAACTGCTGGTGGCGGTTTAGTAGCTAAAGGCGTAAGCGGTGTTAAAAAAGCTGGACAAGCGGCAGTAGATTACTTTGGAGCAGAGGCTGGCAGAGGCGGTCCTATAGCCGCCATAGCTAATTACATTGATAACTTTTATGGAGCTACCCCTCCTGATCCGTCTAAGCCTATTAGGTCAGCAATAGGAACAGGAACTGACAAAGCAATATCCGCAGTGTCTGGTATTGATGCTGACAAAGTTAGAACAGCTAGGCAAAAAATAACAGGTATGTTTAATTGGGGTCTTAAATCTGCTGTTGACGGCGTAGAGTACCTGTTAGACCCTCAATCAAGAGCACTGTACAAAGAAATGGGAATTACGCCGGGATCACAGAGACACACAGCAAGGGCTTTAGCTGATAACGCAATACACAAAGCCACAGCGCAGGTTCAGTACACATCGCACATAGGCAGACAAGCTGGTAGAGAAGGGCCTATAGCACAGCAAGTGCAAACAATAATGAACAAGTCAGGTGTTACAGACTACTTTGCGTACACGCAGGGATCTTACGCTAGCGCAATTAAAGAAGGTAAACTCTATCCAACAAGCGGTGGACGTAAGTCCAGTATGGGCGCTGATGACTTAAAATATATTGAAGATCATTTTGGTAGCGTATGGAAAACACCGGACGCTAAAGGAAACAGTGTATCTTTTAAAGATGATGAGGGAACTATACTTCTGATAAAAGCGCCCGGAATAGGCACACAAACAGGCGACCACTATAACGACATAATTCAAGCTGGAGGATACGTAGGAGACTTGTACAAGGCTTTTACAAAGCACGACGGTAAACCTTCTTTAGAACAGCTTTGGACAGAACTTAAAAAAGTATCTGATAAAAATGCAGAGTTTAACGCGCTTCCTAAGTCTGAGAGAAACGGAAAAACAAGGTGGACACTAAAAGACGATAGCAATACCTTAGAAGGTGCAAAAGAAAACGGAATATGGTTGTCAGACTCTAAAGCAGGAAGGGCGTATACTGAAGGAGGTATAAATTTTTTAGTAAAAGTTCAACCTAACGGAAACATATTTGCAGTAATGTCAGATGAGCATAATTTCTTAGAGAACATTCCAGCAAAACTAGATCAGGGCGTGAGGGCTGTAACAGGTCGAGAAGAGGGCGCTAGTTTAATTTCTCAGTTTGAGCAAGTTTTACCACACAGATTGATAGCCGTTACTCCACCTATGCAGGCTAACATATTTAAATTAAGAAAGCAGCTTGGCACAGAAGGCCCTCAGATAAGCAATGTAATAACAGGAGAGGGCGCAGTGCGTCGAGAGGATCTTCAAGCGTTTATGGACGCGAGGCCAAGCGAAAGAGGTATGCTTTTAGAGCAACAGAGAAATAGAGCCGCTGCAGAAATACTAGGTGGAGCGGGGTTATTTACATTAGGAGGAAACCGTGAAGAACAAAGATAAAGACCACAGTGTATCATACACCTCCATTGACTACCACAGTATGTGCCAGAAGTCAAAGGAACGCATCAGGAAGATGCAGGAACAAGGAATACCTACGCCCCATGACCCGAAAGACAAGCCAGAGGACGTAGGCAAAAGGGAAGGTTACTCTATCCTATTCATGTCATAACTCACAGTTGTTCCCCGTACAGGCCAGTTGTTGTGATCCCTCAGTCATATCGCTGGCCTCTTCTATATCCCACGATATTTCCTTAGGGAAACCCTTGGCTAACTCGTTGTACGTCTTCTTGTCCACGGGTTCGTAAGGAGCCTGTTGATACGTGTGGTCTGAGTAGGGCAGGAAAGAGATGCCACTGACCTTATCAAACTTGTTGTACAACCACTGTCCCACCTCCAGAAACTCCTCGTCACGGTAGTAGCAAGTCATGGACGGCTTGTGCTCACACCAGTAGTC